ACTAGCGGCCGCCGGATACGCAGCACAGCAACAGATAGAGGCTATTAAACTTGATGAGATAAAAACCCAGACACAATCTGCGGAGAAAGTATCGTTAATCGACGCACAAAAAGCGGAGATGAATGCAATCTATGCACATGATGCCAGCCTTAATGAAGGCACATCACAGTGGATGAAAAACTTGAGAGCTTCTGTTCGCCCTGTAATTACTTATGGATTCTTTTTCCTGCTTGTGGCTATAGACGCCACATTAGCTTATAAAGGTTTGACTAGCGGAGTAGATTTTGTTCAGTTAGCTGAACAACTTTGGGATGACGAAACTCAAGCTTTGTTTGCTTCGATTATTGCGTTTCATTTTGGCGGCAGGGCGTTTGGAAAATGATAAAAGACTATTCTGATTTTGCTACGCAAAAAGAAATACTTTTAGACTATTTGCAGGTCATGGTTGCTTTGCAAGATTGGCATGGCGTATCTGATGTGGCAAATGATCTACGTGAATTAGAAGCAAAGCATAAAGCTGAATATGATTAGCAAAAAGGCACTTTATTTAATCAAGCACCACGAGGGGGTAAGGATTAAACCTTACCAGTGTCCAGCTAAACTGTGGACGATAGGTGTTGGGCATGTAATTGATCCGAACCACGGTAAGTTAAAGATTGAAGACAGGGTAGGTTTACCTTGTCCGGATGGCTGGAACCGTGTATTTACAATGGATGAGGTAGATGCCATACTTGCAAAAGACCTTGAGAGGTTTGAACGCGGAGTTCTTAAATATTGTGTTACTGCTGGCAGTAAGCAAGGCTGGATGGACGCTCTTGTCAGCTTCAGATTCAATGTTGGGTTGGGAACTTTACAGCGCAGCACACTCAGACAAAAGCATAATCGCGGTGATTACGCGGGTGCAGCAGATGAGTTTTTAAAGTATTGCAAAGCTGGTGGAAAAGTCCTAAAAGGTCTTGAGAACCGTCGTAAAGATGAACGCGCTTTGTACTTGGGTGGATAAGAATGCCATTACAGAAACTACAACTGCGACCAGGCGTCAACAGGGAAGGCACAACGCTCGCTAACGAAGGTGGTTGGTTTGAGTGCGATAAGGTCAGATTCCGTTCTGGCTATCCTCAAAAGCTAGGTGGCTGGACACCCATCTCTAGCAATACATATCTTGGTGTAGCTCGTTCTTTGTGGAACTGGGTAACTCTGCGCGGATACAACCTACTAGGCGTAGGTACTAATCTTAAATACTACGTAGAGAACGGTGGTGTTTATCATGACATTACCCCTATCCGTAAAGTTTCTACGTTAACTAATCCGTTTACTACGGTAAATGGTTCTGCTGTAGTAACAGTATCTGACCCTGGTCATGGCGGTATTAACGGTGACTATGTAACATTTTCTGGTGCATCTACGGTAGCAGGTTTAAATCTTAATAACGAATATGTTATTTTTTCGGCAGACACTAACTCGTATAAGATTACTGCTGCCACTACGGCAAATGCTAGTACAACAGGCGGCGGCACAGTCACAGCTTCGTACCAAATTAACACTGGTTTGGCTACGTTTGGTTATTTAACTGGATGGGGCGCTGGTCTTTGGGGCGGTTTTGTATATGGAACAGCTCAAACTAAATTAAGTCTGCCACTAAGTACCAGTAACACAACCATCTCTGTCACATCAACCACAGGATTTGCCAACGCTAGTGGCACCTTGATGATTGATAATGCAGAGTTAGTTACTTACTCAGGAAATACTGCTACTACATTTACTGGCGCTAGTCGTGGCTACAGCGGCACTACTGCAACTGCTTTCCCTGCAAATACGGCTGTGTATAACGCGGCTACGTTTACTGGCTGGGGTCAGTCTGCTGCTTATGGTATTGCGCAGCAACCACGTTTATGGTCAGAAACTAACTATGGTGAGTATCTGATAATTAATCCACGCGGCGGCGCTCTATATATGTGGGTGCCTGATTACAGCGGCGCAGGGAATTTACAGTTTTCCGATAGGGCTAAGCTACTTTCTTCTGGTAGTTCTGGGATATACCAAACAGATGCAGATTGTCCGTCTATAGCTAACTACATCATGGTGTCAGATGCTTCACGTTTTGTGATTGCGTTTGGCGTTAATGATTACGGTCAGACAATACAAGACCCAATGTTAATTCGTTGGTCTGCGCAGGAAGACTATCAGACATGGACTCCAGCTATTACCAATCAGGCGGGTAGTTACCGTTTGTCTAGCGGATCGCAGATTGTTACTGCTCAACAGACTCGTCAAGAGATTTTGGTATTTACAGATGCTGCGCTGTTTTCTATGCAGTATCTTGGCCCGCCGTATGTCTGGGGATTTAATATCCTGTCTGACAACATCTCTATCATTGGGCCGAATGCGGTTGCTTCCGCTAACAACATTACCTACTGGATGGGCGTGGATAAGTTTTACGTGTATACCGGTCGTGTAGAAACCTTACCTTGTTCCTTACGTCAATACGTCTACGGCGATATTAATTTGCAGCAAAGCTATCAGTTCTTTGCTGGCACGAACGAAGGTTACAGCGAAGTATGGTGGTTCTACTGCTCGTCTAATTCAGACACTATTGACCGCTATGTAATCTACAACTATCTGGATCAGGTCTGGTATTACGGAACTTTGGGTAGGACTGCTTGGAGTGATAGCCCACTGCGCGAATATCCTATGGGCGCTACTTATAGCAATACAGTTGTGTACCACGAAAGCGGCACAAACAATGTAGAAGTTAACGGTACGGTTCTACCAATTACATCGTATATACAATCATCAGACTTTGATATTGGTGACGGTCATAACTACGGTTTTGTGTGGAGAATGATTCCTGACATTACGTTTGACGGATCTACGACCTCTTCTCCTGACAAACCGCAGGTGACATTTAGCGTTCGTCCGCGTCAAAACCCTGGTGCGCCATATGGAACCGCAGATACTCCTACGGTTGCATCTGCTCAGTCATACAACACGGTGAAAAACTACAACGTGCAGGAGTTTACGCAGATTGTGTACACCAGATTGCGCGGTCGCCAGATGGCTTTTAGGGTTAGCTCAGATCAGTTGGGATGTCAGTGGCAATTGGGCGCACCACGTATTGATGTGCGGAGTGATGGACGCAGATGAGTACACAGATTGTTACTACAGAGGTTCTTGATCTTGCTAGGACGAAAGCACCGGCGCTGCCTATCGCGCCAGTTGACTACAACCGCCAGTATCAAGATCAGCTTAACAACGTCTTACGTCTGTACTTCTCACAGATAGATAACCTGATAGGTCAGTTAAGCTCAAACACTACTGTTACTACAGCTAACTTACGTGTTCCGTATGGAGCATTTTCTAGCAACCTTACGCAAACGACAACTGCAAATACAGCAAAATTGATGACGATGAACCAGACGGATTTTGCAAGCAACGTCACGCTAAATTCTTCAAACATTACAGTAGATTTTGCTGGAATATACAACTTGCAGTTTAGTGCGCAATTAGAAAACTCTGCCAATTCGCCGGAAGATGTATTTATATGGTTACACCAAAACGGTGTTGCTATTCCTGGTTCTACTGGTGTAGTTGGTATGCAGGCTAGGAAAAATCCTGGCGATCCATCTCACGATATTAAAGGATGGAACTACTTTTTATCCATGAATGCTAGGGATAACGTATCTATCTTTTGGTCAACTACAAATGCTAATGTAACCATACCTTTTTATGCTGCTTCGGGCAGCCCAACCAAGCCAGCTACTCAGTCTGTGGTGACTACGCTTACCTTTGTTTCAGCGTTACCCACATGATACTATTGACAAAATTTTTCAAAGGTGCGTTATGAGCCTGCATACCCTAGCTAACCATCTTCAAACCGCTGGTCGCGGCGATGACAAGATGCTCGTCCACATGACCCCACATGAGGTTAGCGGCTTGCAATCCTTAGCCATGGCGCATGGTGGTTCGTTGACTATCAATCCTGAGACTGGACTCCCAGAAGCTGGCTTCCTATCATCTATCCTTCCTATGGTAGCTGGTGCTGCGCTAAACATGGTAGCTCCTGGTCTTGGCGCTGTAGGTTCTGGACTTCTCACAGGTGCTGTTGGTGCAGCAGCCACAGGCAGTTTGAGCAAAGGTCTGATGATGGGTCTAGGCGCTTATAGCGGTGCTGGACTTGGTGCTAGCTTGGGATTGGGTGGCGCCGAAGCTGCGGCATCTACAGTTCCTGCTGTTGCTAATGCTATGCCTTCTATGGTGTCTGCTGGTGCTATGCCTGGTGTTGTAGGTGGTATGGGTGCTATGGCTCCTGCT